CTGCTTCAACTTCTTGTCTGTCATTCATATTAAACTGACCTTGTATCATTTCAGTTGATGTTCCAATAGAAGATGCAGTATCTATTGTGTTACCCCACCAAGAACTATCGTATATTTCGTTTGCCATTATCTTTTTCTTTTATTTTTTTAAACAATATCTCCATCTTCTTAACATTGGAGTCTTTTGGTTTATAAATCTTTTTCTTCATACTATCCTAAAAATATACCTCCAGAGAAATTAGAATCTGTATCTGGATTCATCTGCTCATTTGTAGATGTATTATATTCTGGGAACAGATTGTTATTATAATCCATATAATCTAAAAATCTCCTAGTATAAAAGTCAGCAGTCTCGTTAACTTTACCCATTAAATGCACCAACTCATCTTTATCTATAGCTTGTTTATTATCTCCAATATGCTTATAGATACCACCATTACCGATATTGTAAGAGGCAAATGGTAAGTAAGAACTTTGGCTAAACCAAATCAACATAGGCTTCACATACTGATTAATTAAATTCTTATAGTTAACGTTAGCAACATCATTAAGTGTGTCTGTTAGTATCAAGTCCTGTAACTTGTCGTATAGGTTTCCACCTAAATAATTTTGGATATGCAAATCTTGAGCAACCTCTACAAACTGTATTAGCTTATCATCATCTGTATTTCCAGATATAATAGACTTTCTTTTTAAGTCATTTAATGTTATAAATAATGCTTTAGTCGCCATATCTTATTTTTTATTAGTTGGGTAAGCTCCTCTGTCTGGTCTATCAATCATTCTTTCAGTCATCTCATTTGGATTTTTAGGTTCTTTTAAACCTTTCTCGTAAGCCGAATTAGGCTCTACTCTCTTATCTCCTTTCAACTTGTATACTCTTAACTCCCAGAAATGATGACAGTTTTTACCTCCCTTAAATTTTAGTAAACTATAGTTTTGTCTGTTATGACCTAACTCGTTATTTACACCTCTAAAAGACATCATATTAATATCTTCCTTTCTAAATACTATCTTTCTTTCTGTGAACGTTTCCATCTTCTTGCAGAAAGTTCTACTGTCTGGAGATTTTCTTACAGGCATATAAGCGTATCTAACTTTATAGATTTCACTATCTTCTTTAGACGACTTATTGCTAGACTTAATTTCAGCCATTTTAACCTCACTTAACTCCTCAGCATACTTCTCAGTATGTATAACCTCCCAATCATCGCTTATAATCTCTCCTAAGCCTTCTAATTGCTCTAACATATTATCTCCTTCTTCATCAGAAAAGTCTGTTGGCTCTTCTTGAGAACTTAACTTCTCTCCTGTTTCTTCTTCTCTTTTAATCTTAGTAGAGATGTTATCTAATTCTGTAAACTCAATAGGTTGTAAAGTAACAAAGTATAAGTTTAGATATATTCCATTTACAGATAATATCTCACAGAAATCATCTAATAAATCCTTTTGGAAAGGTCTAATAACAAAGTTATCCATAAGTATAGATGCAGTTCTTAATTCTTCTGCATTGTTACCAAAACCTGTGTTATCCTTAATACCTAATAAAATAGGAGATACAATTCCGTGTCCTAACATTATTTTTTCTCTACTCTCATCAGCTAAGAACTGATATTGTGCGTGAGCATCTGGTAAGTGTATAGGGTCTATAGTTGCAGAACTATCTTTGTCTTCGTTAAAAGCTATAATTGTTCTACCTGCATTGTTTGTTCCTCCAAACTTATCATTTATCTTGCTTTCTATTATTTCTTGAGTCTCCTCTGGAGGAATACCATTATTGAAATTAATAAATAAGCTAGGCTGTAAACCATTCTTTATATTGTTGATATGGTAGTTAGATACCTCTACTTCTAAATCACAGTACTGTAAACATCCGTGATAGTCACTAGGAGTGTAATACCAAAATCCACTTTGATAAGGTTTAGATACAAATATCTCAGAAGTTTCCCTCTTACCACCTTGACCGAAAGCAGGTATTCTTTTAGGCTTATCGCCTCTTTTGTACTCAGCCCAATTAGGATGATAGTACCAAGCCTTTATAATTCCATCTACAGCTTTCTCAGCTCTAAGAGTTTCTATTGGAAAGTGTAATGCTTTTAGTACTCTCTTTTTACTTTTATTGTAAACAACTTGAATAGCAGCCATTCCTAGCTCTTTCCTGTCGTTTACTATTCTTTTAATGTCTTTAGGCTTAAATATTAATTGAGTCTCTGCCCACTCTACAGGCTTCTCTTTACTATCAGTACATTCTAATCCTCTACCATAAATCATATCAGATATACCTTTGATACATCTTGAGTTAGTAGGACTACCTAAATTTAAGTCTATTAGTCTACCAAAGTGATTGTTGTCTTCTCCCCAGCTAACCCAATTATCTCCTTTTCTCTCTATAGCCTTTGGCATCTCATAGGTAGATAGTTCAACAACACTAAAGTTCTTAGTATACGTCTTTGGCTTACTTACTGAATAATTCTTTTTAATATTTATTTTACCCATTATATTGTTATGTATTTATCATCGCCATCTGTATCGTTCTCTTCATAGTAACCAGTACTTATAGTATGGTAAATATCCGTGTCTGTTTGACTTGTAACGTATATCTTATCTCTATACCATAAATTTGCACCCCTAGTCATCTCTAAAACATAGGCTCTTTCAGCTATAAACTTATCTGAAGATAGAGTTATATCTATGTAGTCATTGTTAACTGATGCTGTAACATTTGAAATTGTTACTACATTGCCTGTTCCGTCTTCTCTTATTGTAGCATCGATACCTGTTGTATCTAATGTTCTAGGTAAGATAGAAAAAGTTTGTGAGCTTGATGTTGGCAATAATCTAATCATAAACTTATAACGTATATTTACTTTTTTGTTTTTGTTGTAAAAGAAAAGGTCTACCGAAGTAGACCTAAACTAAAAACATAAAGTAAACGTAAAACTATGCTTGAACTACAACAGTAAATCCTACAGTTGCAGGGTCAGAGTCTAAGAAGTTAGCAGGTTTCTTTTCCATACCAGTTAAAGTTAATGTATAACCACTTAGGTCATTCATTGCTTGTCCTGTTACGATAGTACCAGCAGTTACTTGACAGCCATTTTCAAATCCAGCTAAAAAGTAATTGTCATTTTGGTCTTGAACGATAACTCTTGGTCTACCATAAGAAAGTAATTTTAATTCTTTATGGTCATCAACAGTTAATTTTTTCAAGGTCAATTCAACTACTTGTTCGAAGGCAGTAGTTCCTGTTTCAGCACTAGACTGAATATTTTGCGTGAAAGAAGAAGCATCTCTTACTTCATACTTGTATACGTTTGGTGTTCCAGATACAGCGTCAATAACATCTGTATTAGTAGCATCAAATGTGTAACTAGCAGGAGTAGTATCTTCAAAATTCGAGAAGTAGATAGCTTTTATACCTCCAACCGAATCTTTACATACTTCTTTTCTTCCTAATGTTAAATCACAAGCCATTTGTTGTATTGGGTTTTAATATCCCTCCTCATAAAAGAGGAGGGTTATTGTTAATAATCAGTTAATTAAGCTGGAGTGTAAAGAACGATGTCTGAACCAAATCCGTGTTGTACACCTGCAGTAAATCTCATTACGAAACGTACATTTTGTGAACCATCTAAATCAGCCATATCTAATACTTTTACTTCGTTGTGGTCAGATAATAATCCTGTTCCAAAGAAGATGTTAGAAGCTTCAGCTAAGTACATATAGTTAGAGTCTAATCCGTTTGCTAAGAATACCTCTACTCCATCAAATAATAATGAGTTGATAGCTTGGTTATTTCCTTTTGATTCGTAACCAGCAGCTCCTACTCCAGCAGCTCCAAAACCTCCTAAAGCTCTTACATAAGCTTTATAAACGTTTTGAGCAACGTATAATTTTACATCTGACTTTCCGTATAATGCAGAAGGCATAGCATCTACTACTTTACCCATTTCAGCGATTACGTTAGCAGCAGTAATAGTAGTTCCTACTACGTCATTTACAGTTGCATCAGCAGTAGCTAAAGCTACTAATCCGTCAAATTCTCCAGCAGTTGCAGTAGCACCCATCCAGATATTTTTCTCATTCTTTTCAGCAATCTTAGCAATAATCTCAGCGATTAAAAACTCTTGGAAAGAAGGAGGTAGGTTGTCAAATGCAGAATATCCCATAGATATTGCATCCCAATCATCTCTAAAATCAGATTTACACAAGTTTAAGTTTACTTGGAATTCCTCTGGTTGTAATATTTTCTCGTCTAAAGTAACAGTATCAGTAGCAGCGAAATCACAGCTTCCATCAGCGATTAAGTCTGTGGTAGAAAGTCTCTTGATTACTTGCTTGAACTTTACATTTGGTTTAACAGTAATACCACCATTTTCGATAGTATTTGCAGATAATAAAGCTGCTGAGATGTACCCTGCTGCTTTTTCTCCTGCGTAAGTTGTTGTAATTGAAGTTGTTGTTGCCATCTTTTTTTATTTATTAAATAGTTTGTTGTAGATTGAATCTTTCACAGTTCTACTTCTGCTTTGTGAATATAAGTGTTGTTGTTTTTGCTCTACTTGAGCTTCTGGAGAATGTACTATTTCTTCTGATTCTACGGATAGTTCAGTAACTTCTTCCTTAATTTCTACTTCCTCTGATAACTCAGCAGGAACATCTTTCTCTTCTGAAGGAGAAACGATTTCCATCATCTGCTTAACAGAAGCCTTTAATGAATCTAACTCTTCGTATAAAGAATCGTATTTCTTTTTTAGTGACTCAATATCTGAATCTTCAGAAATAACTTCTTCCTCTGCGATAGGAGCTTCTTCGATAACTTCCTCAGCTTGTTCTACTTTTTCCTCAGCTAGTTCAACAACCTCTTCTACAGGTGTTTCAACTACTTCTTCAGAAGAAAGTAAAATACTTTTGAAAGCATCTACAATTTCTTTTGGACTTTTCATAAATTAAAATTTATTATTAATAACTCTATAACACTAATAACTAGTAATATAAATATTGTTGTATTTTTGATTTAGATATTACCAATACCTTGATTAATCATTCTGCCTTTACAACAGTCTCTACTGTATCTACTACCATCTTTACATAGACAAGCTCTTCTCTTGTTCTTTGGAGATGTTCTACTCCACTCTTGTTCTCTTCTTCTACTCATCTTTTAACTTGTTTAGGATTTCATTTAATACTGCTAAAGCTTCAGTATCTTCTTCAGACAAAGATAACTTCTCTAGCTTGTTTATTGCCCATTCAACTCCACTAGTTCCTCCCCAGCAATCCCACATAAGACCACCACATCCTTCCGAATAAGGCACATCTTTGTGTTGCTGATGTCTTTTAAATGATGCCATTCTAGATATTGTATCTCTAGTTAGTGGCTCTCTATTAGCTAGTTGGTTTGCTCTTTGTTTTCCAACAGGAGTACCACAGCTTCCCCAGCCATTCTTTTCTACCCAAGCTAACGCTCTTTTAGCATTGTTAGTTGCAGACTGTGGATAGTCACTATAAGACTTTAATTCTTGCTTAGCTAACTCTTGTTCTTTTTGACTAAAGAAACCTTCTATACTAAATCCAAGATATTTACCCTGCTTTACGTCTTCCCATATCTCATCGTTGTCAATCTTCATAACTACAGCCCAAGCACCTTCTGGAGCATCCAACTTGTATAAGTTAGTTTTATCCATATTAGGGTCTTCTACTATCCAAGACTCTATAAGAGATACTCCTTTTACTGCTAGTTCGTGTTCTATAGTAGCATTATTATTCTTTAGTCTTTTAAGGTAAAGTTCAGATGCCTTCTTAACAGTCTCTTTAGAGAACATTATCTTGTAAGCGTAGTCTCCACTTTTCCTAAATATTTCTTTGTCTGGAACTAAAGCTAGTCCTACTACAATTCTTTTCTCGTCATCTACAGATTTGAATTCTACTTTGTGTCTACTTAAAGCTACAAAGTTTTCTTCTATTGCAGGACTTTCTACTAGCGAGATAGCTTCTATTCCATCCTCTAGATTGTTTTCGTCTATTATTAATTCTATGATGTCTAAATCTTCCATAATTATTGTTTTTAACCTCCTATTGTTGCTGTGTTAGCTATATTTAAATCTAATTGTTGTTGAGTAGTTATTTCTGATGAAACCACATACGTTTGTATCGGTTGGCTTAATTGACTAGCTATTGATTGTGTTAGTTGATTTGATTGTGTGCTTCCTGCTAAGTTGAAGTTAAACTCCCTAGAGTCTCCTTCTCCACCACTTCGACCTGCTGCTGCCCCTATTGAACCTCCACTACCTGCTGAAGACTGAAACTTTGTTCTAGCAATAGTAGCTACTTGAGCTAATCCAAAAGCAATGGTTGGTAAGGCTTGAGAAAGCCTTGCAAAGAACCCACCTTTAGCTTCAGCCATAACTCCTGCTGCTGCTGCAGCTGTATTAACTAAAGCACCTGCTATATTAGCAGCCTTATTCATTCTAAATCTTTTTTTCTCTATCTGTTCTTGCTTCTTTCTTAACTTTTCATCATTTTGACCTATCTGTAATTGTATTCTCTCTCTTTCATCTTTAGATAAATTCTCATTTAAAAGCCTCTGGTTTAGTTCGTTATTTAAAGCATTTGTTTTATTTTGCTCTATAGTTAGTTGTCTGTCAAACTCCCCACTCATAAAGCTAGTTAAACTACTTTGAACTTGAATGTAGTTTTCTGAAGCTTTTTGTAGTCTAACAGCAGCTATCTCGTACTTGTCAGCACCTTCTGTTCTTGGAGGTTTCAATACTATTTCGCCTAAACTTATTTCTCCTTCTTCTGCTGTTTCTATTAGCTTTCTGTAATATTTTTCATACGCTTGAACCAGTTCAGAGTTAGCTCCATCTACAGCCATAAGTCTTCTTAAATGAAAGTCTCTTTGTATTATAAGTCTACTCTTTTTGTCTTTGGCAGATAATAAAGCTATTTTTTCATTAGTCTTCATTATTTCATCTATAATCTTTCCACGACCCTCTTCTAATCCTTTAAAGTCAAAATAATCTACTTTTTTTCTTTTAGCTCCTTTTTTTCCAGTAATTTCTTCTAATTTTTTTATTAACCCCTCTATAACTTTTGTTTGGTCTCTGTAAGCCTTGCTATTTGTTGATAATTGTTCTCTTGTTTTTTCAGCGAAAGATATTTGTTGCTTATACCATTCTACAGAGCGTTCTACAACTTGTCTAGGTGGCTCAACTAATCCTTGAATTTCATCTAGCAATTCCTTTTGTCTTTCTAGGTCATTTATAAGTTCTTGCAATCCTAATCTTTCTTCTAAATACCTCCTCATAGCTCCATCACTTCCATCCTTACCTGATGCTGCGACCCTAATGTGACTACTTTTTAACTCTTCAAGTTTAGCTTTTAATGATTCTACAGACCTAGTTTCTTCTTTAAGCTTCTCGTTTAAGGGATTTAATTCTTTAAGTTTATTGTCTAATTCTAATTGCTTTTTCTTTTCTTCAAGTAAGGCTTTAAGTGCAGATTCTTGACCAACCAACGTATCATTTCCTTCTAGTATAGATTTAGCGTATTTCTTATTACCAGCTATAGCAGCCATTATAGCCCCGTTTCTATCCTCTAAACTAGAGTTTGCATTGTTTAAAACAGATTCGTAACCTTCTAGTGTTTTAATTTCATTCTTTAATGCTTTATTTAGGTTCTCAGAATCTTCCTTAGCTTTCTTTTTAGACATTGACATTTTCTCAATAACAGCAATAACACCTTGTATAGCTAGTAATATACCTAAAGGTCCAGTTAAAGCTTTAAATAAGTCTTTAACAGCTAATCTTAAACTACCTGTTGATTTAGCAGCAAAAGCCATTTGAGAAGCAAACTGAGAAATGTTATTCGCAACACCTCTAATACCATAAGGTGCATCAGATAAAACCCTACCTAATTCCATAGCAGCAGAAGATGCAGAACCAGTTGCTCCAGTAGACATATCCATTTGACTCTGATAGAATCTCATCGATTTTGTCACATTCTGATATTCTTTACTGTTTATTTGTAAATTAGACCTCTGCCTTTTTAACGAAGCCATAGTCCTACCGATACCTCCAGTAGTTCTTGACATCTCTCCGTTCATCTCTCCTAAAACCTCATTAAGGTCTTCTACAGCTATTTGAGTCCTTTTAAACCCACCAGACATATTTGATATAGTACCTGTTGCAGTTTTTGCGTCTACAGTAATTCTGTATAAAATCTTATTTTCTTCTGCCATCTTATAATCTTCTTTGTTTTATGTTGTACTTAAATTCTTTCCAGTTTGTAATGGATTGATATTTTCCTTTAGCTATTAATATATCCTCATCAGATATTAGCCAATCATCTTCGTTTAATAAATCTATTATATCTTTTAACATATTATAGTGTTGTTACATTTAGTGGTCCATTAGTATCACTTTCATTTCCGTTAGCATCATAAGCTGACACAAAAAACTTATAAAGAGTTCCACTTGTTAATCCTGTAACGTTATAAGTCGTAGTTGTCGTTAAATTTGCTATTAATGTAGTTCCTTGATAAAGCTTATAGCCAGACGCAGGAGTGCCATCTGGATTAAAGGAAGCTAACCAAGAAAGGGTTACGCTTGTTGCAGTAATATTACTTGCTGTAAACTCTGTAGGAACATTTGGAGGAACTAAATCTGTTACATCTGTAGTTTGAGTTGTTACAGTATTACTAAATCCAGAATTAGGCTGAGCTGCAAAAGTATCAAAAGCTCTAACTTTAAACTGATATTGAACTCCAGCACTTAATCCTGTGACATCATATTTATTTTGTAAATCTCCAAATTCCTCACTAGATACATTTGAATGAAATAAGAAGTCTCCAGAATTTCCTATTCTTCCATAAATACTGTAACCTGTCTCTCCTGCATTAACATCAAAAAAAGATAGACTCCAACCTAATCTTACTGAATTATCTGTAACGCTAACTACAGCTAGGTTTGATGGGTCAGATGGAGTAACTGAATTTGTAGTTGTTGAAGCTGTTAATGTTTCCGACCTTTGAGACTCAGCTAAATCTATACTTAGCGAAGAAACTTGTATGTTATAAGATACACCTGTCTCTAAGTTCTTCAGTAATGAGCTAGGTGTGTTTGGAGTACTTCCTGTATAAGTTATTTCTCCAAAATCTACCTCAACATTATTAACGTAAGACTTGTAGTAGACAGCTCTAATTCCTGTTGTTGGTATAGACCATTCTATTGTAATTGTATTTGCATTTCTATTAGCTATAACAATATCGAATGGAGCATCTGGAGCTACTTCTTCAGCGAAGTTTCCACTAACCAATTCTATATCAGACTTACCAGTTAACAGGTTTGTTTTTAATTGGTTTATATTATAATCTAATCCATTTATTCTAAAAACATCATTTAACTTATACCTAAGCAATATACTTAAAGGAAGCATAGCTTTTGTTTTAAACAATCTAGTTGATGGATTAAAAACCTTTTCAACATAAGAAGAATAAAATGAATTGTATAAACTGTTTGTATTTTCCAACCCAGTAAACTCATCATATTCGATGTTGAAGTTTAGCGTCTGAGAACCACCAGAATTAACATTACTAGGTCTGTAATATTGTCCTATCAAAGGATTTGTAGTTGGACTTACATTTCCAGTAAAAGCTACAGGGTAGTTAGTTGTATTAACTCCTGTAGAAACAACAAAGTGTATTATTGGATTTGTCTTTACTGTGTTCTGATTATCATCTACTAACCAACCATACTGTATCGGTGTTGTATAATTTACATTATTAGGGTCTGTAGTTCTTTCGTATAATAAATGTTCAAAACCTAACTTGATATCGTACTTTCCTCCATCAGAAACAAAGTTATCTAAATCCCTATTGTCTCTAGTTAAATCTCCAAACTCGTCATCTAGTAATTCGTTTTGGTTTTTTATACCAAAAGTCTTAGGTTTATCGTACTTAAAGTTTATTTCAGAATATATCGGAGACCTTGAAATATCAGTTTCATCTATATTTACATAATCAGATATATCTATTACTCCTCCACTAGAATAGTAGGTGTTTAGTGGCTCTATCATTATCCTACTCTTTGACGGAACTCCTTCATCTCTTTGGAAATAAGCTGTTAGGTTAAACATCTTAAATATTGATTGTAAGAAGTCTATAATCTTCATCTCTGGTATTTGACTTGTTACAACTACATTTGAAGCTGTTGTTTCTGGAGAATTAGGACTTGTATAACTGAAATCCGTAAAAGAATACTGAACAAACGTTCCAAGATAAAATACAGCAAATTTTTTGGTTATATCTAAAGAAGCATTAAAGGTATCTAAGTCAGAATCGCTATCTGTTGTTATGTAGAAGTTTAAGTTCCAATTTCTAGGGTCTTCAGAAGACAAAACACTATAGTCTATGACTAAACTACCATCTCCGTTTAAGTTATTAGAATAACCTAACGTTTCTCCAGAACGTGTATCTACAACTCTTAAACTATAATTACCTGTTCCAGATACAGGACTTATACTATACGTTAAAGTGTAGCTATCATATTCGTTAGTAACAATATTACCTAAATCCAAGTTAACCCCAAAGTCTTGCTGAGTAAATACTCTTTCAGAATTTTCTACTGCACTTAAAAAGCCTTTATCTCTATGAAGATGCAAGTAAAGTTCATTGAAAGGAGGTGTGTCTAGCCAAGTCTTATCAAAAAACAATCCACTATACTTAGCTTCTATAGCATTTATTATGTGTCTTACCTTTATAGATGGTTTTAAATCTCTATAGTCTATTCCGTTATGTGCTGTACCACTATGTTTGTGTAAGTTTCTACTAGGAGGTACTATATCTAGTTGTCCGTGGTCTTCTGAAGTTGAGTCGTAATAATAATAAGAGTAGCAAGATATAAATGGATACACGATATCTCCTGCAACACCAGTAATCATTGACTCCGAAGTTGAGTCGTATTGTAAGCCTGTAATAAAACCATTTCTAACAGTATTATAGTCGTATGCGTGATTAAACTTATTTAAATAATCTAAATTTGATAATTTATCATCCCCTAGTATACCTCCAAGATTTACTGTAGTTCCAAAGAACACAAGCCTATAAGCAAAGGGTTTGTTTTCCCTCATATCAACACCATCTAACCTTACCTTTCCAAATCTAAAGTCTGCGCCACCTACCTTAATTAATCCATCAGCTTTAAATCTAGCATCGTAACCATCTTGAATACCAAAGTTGTAGTAATGTTTAAATATCTTGTTATTGTTTGATGAAGCAGGTACTTTAAATGATTGAGAGTAGTCCGTAAAAATCTTACTAATATCTCTAACATCCTTTATCTTTTGATTTAAGTTTATTGCCTCAAAATCAAACAAGTCAACTCTTTCATTACTTATGTAAAGCTCTAAGTTTTTCATCTACCTAACGTTATTTGTTGTATTAAAAGAAAATTCTACGTCTATTGTGTAATTTATTAGTTTATTATTTAGTTTAGTCTTGTAGTCTATGGTTTGGTTAGATACATTTATTGGCAATACTTGTTGCTTGTAATCTATCCACACCTGCTCACTAAGCATAAGTTGCTTAAACACCTCATTAAATTCCTCTGGAACAAAACCACTATTTATAGTTAATGTTTCTTTGGATGTAGTAGCAAAGTTTACATTCCTGTGAGATGATATATTTCCACTCCTGTAATCTTTTATTGTATTACCTTGATACTGCTCTCTCTCGACTTGCATAGATAGTCTAGATGCCTTAAAGAACCATAATTCTTGTTTAGCACCATATTTATTTCTAAATATTATCTTATAAGGAGTGTATTTGCATTCGCTTATGTTTTCTACAATTATTGTTCTTAATGGGACAGAAGAGTCATAAGAAGAAACAACTACTTTTGTAACAGGATATATTTCTTGCTCATCTAAAAACGCCTCTATACACTTATTGGTTTCAAAAGTGCCACCGTTAGAATATATTCTTTGCTGAAAGCTATCGTAATTATCTAATCCAAAGTATTCTATCATTTCATCTGAGTCATTCCAATCAGAAGGAGGTTCGTTTACTACAGAATGCACTAGCTCATCTCCGTTAAAAAAAGATATATCCTTAAACAGTCTTCTAGCTAAAGGAATAGATACGTCATTGTCTTCTAGCTTGTATATTATATCACTGTCCATAAGACAACCATTAACAGGAGCAAAGTTATAACCATCCTCATAGTAAGAATATCCATAAACAGCATAATCTCCACTCTGTATTGAGCCTTGAGTTGTCCCTGTGTCTGTTACTGTGGTAATTCTGTAGTCAACCCATACAGAAGCAGAATCAACAGTAGGATGGTATTTTGTATTTATAAAGTCTTTTGCTAAATCAGAAATATCCCAATATACATTGTTAGGAGTATCCGTAACAGTAGAGGTTATAGTGTAGCTAGGTGTGGTTGGTCTATCATCTACCATTACTCCTTCATAAACCCATAGCTCTATAGAAGCATTTATTAAACCTGTAGCTGTTGCATTAATCCAATAAGGACTTCTTGCTAGTATCTTACTCATTGCTTATATTTATTATTTTTCTTAATTCAATTCTTAAATCTTCAGAGTATGCTTCCGTTATATCAGCACCTATCTTACCTTCAATCTCCTTATACACTCTTTCAAATAAATTACTACCTTTGTAGCCAAACCTTTTTATTGTACCTCTATCAGCTATACTCTTCATTATAGCAAAAACAGCACTTTTATAAGCACTATCTTTTATTGTTGATGTTTTAGCAAACTTATATCCACTCTTTAGTTGTCTATAAGGTCTAATACCTTTAGCCTTTATCCAAGACTCTATTCCTTGCCTCTTCTTCTCCCAACCTACATTACTATTGGATGGTAAAGCACCATCAACAACATACTTTGCGTATTCTGCATTAGATTTTACTTCTATAGAATCATCTTTTACTTTAACATCAAACGAGTTGGCAAACTTACCTGTAGCAACAGTCTTATCTAGTCTAGCTCCTCTTTGAAGCCTAACCTTAAATTCTTCAGCTATCTTATTTAGCTCTGCTGCAAGGTTTTTCTTTTCCATTAACAGATATTTATCTCGTTAGGTAATTGTATTTGTATAGAACCTTCCCATCCAGCTAACATATTCTCATATTTCTCCATAAAAGGAGTTGCATTCATATCCTCATCGGTAATTAGCCTAATATCCCATAAGTCTCCCCTCTTTAATTGCATAAATAGGTAATTTAAGACGTTTAGTTGCGTATTTAAGATATCTTGAGAGTTGTCGTTACCATAGAAGTTATCTGTAGCTTTATCTTTGTTTATATCGACTATATCCATACAAATAACGTTTAATGTTATTGTAATTGTCTTAGAACTTAGGGTTGTTGTATCAACAATTAAGTGTGTTAAGGGAAATATCGTTGTTTTCGCTAGGTCAACATCAGATAAGTTACCTGTAGTAACAGTATTACATTGTGGATGCTGTAATAATTGTGCCTTTAAGCTGTCTAGTACGTTGTAAACTTGGTTTTGTGCCATTATCTATTCTTATTTTGTATATCTTTTACTAATCTAGCCTCTAATTTCGCTCTGTCCTGTACATATTCCAAGTACATCATACATTGGTGTAATGGAAGCTTTGAGACTTCGTCAAGTCTTCGTACATCGTCTTGTGCGAGGCATAGAAACGACTGATAATCTCCCCATTTTCTTCCAAAAGCTGCTTTCCTTCCTTGTTGGTCGTTAATTTCGCCTGCTCCATTAAAGAGTCCATTGTATATTTCGACAATTTTGTCCCTAAACGATAAAAAAAAACCTTCATTCCTAATGCTACGTTAACTGGTGCATCTTTCATCACTTCGGAGAACTTATCACTACCCTCATAGTCAGCTATTCTGTAGTGGTGCTTAGTGCTTATGTCTTTTATTACAGGTCTGTAAAGAACAGCCATTAATTTATGCAAGTCTTTTACGTTTCCAATGTAATTTTCAGCATCTTTAAATGCTCCGTATGATATTTTATCTAGAGATGGCTCAAAACCAAACTCTACAGCAACACCTTCTGCACTAATCATTTTAAATCTGTTTATAAATGGCTTGTCTTCATTAAAACAGTCATTTATGTGACTTAATATGCTATCAAAAGTGTTAATTGGTATCTTATAAGACTCCTTTAAGTCCAATCCACAGAATATCTCTAGTGTTTTCTTGTTGATAAACTCATAATTCTCCACTTCCTTGTTGTCTTCCCATAGTTTAGCGTATTCTTGGTACTGCTGTACAGTTATACCACTTAAATTTTTAGGAACACTAATATCAAGTTCTATTTTACTCATAATCTTATAACGTTTTTTATGTTTTTTGTCTTTTTATTAGGTAAATAAATAAAATAAAACTATATTTGCTAATATCAAAGTCAATTTAATATTAATTATTAACAATTTAATCAATGGATTTAGTAAGATATGAGGTAAGAATTGGGTTTTTTAAGGGTTTATTGCTAGGATTAAGGCATTATCCCTTCGAAAGCGAAGAAGTTTACGAAGAAGACATTGTTTTCTACTTTGGAATCATTCAATTAGTAATAACCAGAATATATCAAAAGAATTAGTATGAATACAAGAGAAAAATGGGCAGAAATGCAAGAAGATGGGCAATATAAGTATGTAGAGAAGGTTTTAAGCAATGCTGAAGCTAGAAAAAACATACCTGTGTTTAGTGGAGTACTAAAGTACTTCCCAAATGCTTTAAAAGAGGTTTCTAAGTGTAGTAAGGCTGGTAATGACCAACATCATCCAGACAAACCACTACATTGGGATATGAATAAGTCAAAAGACGAATACGATGCTCTAACTAGGCACTTAATAGACCATACAGTTAATCCTGTAGATGAAGATGGTATTTTACACCTAACAAAGGTAGCTTGGAGAGCATTAGCAGGACTAGAAAGATACCTAACTAATAAACTATAAGATATGTACAGAAAGAAATTAATACAGAAACTACAACAACTAATAGACAAATTACCTGCTTGTATAAGAAGACAGGAAGCAATGGATGACTTAATAGACCTAAAACTAAGTAAGTCTGATTATCACTATGTATCATTAAAAGACAAATACAAAGAACTATGAAAAATAAACCAAATGTGCTAGAAGGAATAATACTATTTCTAGCATTTTCACTAACAGTAGGGATGCTAATTTATGGCATCGTATTAAAACTATTATATTAATTATGAGTTTAAAGAAGAAGCATACAACCAAAGAGAGGTTTAAGATTATAGAAAGTGCTATAACGTCAATATACGTTGCCACTAACAAACTTAACCGAAAAGTAGAAGAACTAGAAAAACAATTAGAAACCTTAATACCAAAAGAGGATGAAGTATGATTATCAATTTATATTTAACAGAAGAAATCAAATAAAGTTTTTTCAATTTTGCACATCTATAGACATTATTATATTTAAACTTAACTTGAAATCAAGTGGTATAGTTTGTCCAGAGAAAATAATGAACGAATTTTTAACCTTTAACGAAGAAAGATAATTATGAATAAATTTGAAATAATACCAACAGATAAGAAAGACCACTACAGATTCTTCATCAATGGAGTAGACGTAACAGGAGAACAAGAAAAAAGCACCTTCAGACATATGATACAAGTTATGGATAATGGCATAACTACAGGTCTATAATGTCTGATAAGTATAAACTTAGATTAATGCACATCATAGGTTGCATAAAGAACAATTATATCTCCGAGATGGAAGGATACAATTCCATTCTTAAACTCATAAGAGACTCGGAGAATGATACAGAAACAATAACTATAGATGTATAAATAAATAAATTATGGAACACAAAACATACACTCAACAAGAAATAGATTCAGCTATAAATACTCTTAATCAAGAACATTTAAAACTACTTAGTCAAAGAGCAGAGATAAATTCTTTAATCAGAGAAAAGAAAAAGAATATTAAATACTACGAAAGTATGAATGTTAATCAATACAAGGCATTTTAATAACTATAGATGTATAAACAAGGAAATTATGAGAATATTAGTAGCTCGTGAAGAAAGTCAAGCAGTAACAAAAGAAGTAAGAAAATTAGGACACGAAGCATTTAGTTGTGATTTATTGCCTTGTAGTGGAGGTCATTCAGAATGGCATTACCAACAAGATGTATTTGAAGTTATAGAAAAAGGTTGGGATATGATGATAGCACACCCACCTTGTACTTTCCTGGCAGTTAGTGGTGCAAGATGGTTATACAACAAAGACGGTAGCAAGAATGAAGACAGGTGGAATAGCCAGGCAGAAGCATTAGATTTTGTTCAGAGGCTTATGGATGCACCAATAGATAAAATAGCAATAGAAAATCCCATAAGTGTTATAAGTAGTCAGATAAGAAAACCAGAGCAAATAGTACAACCTTGGATGTTTGGAGATAAAGCACAAAAAAGCACTTGCTTATGGCTTAAAAACCTACCAAAACTAGAACCTACTAATATAGTAGAAAAGGGAGAGTTTATTGAGTTTATGTCTAAGAAAGGTGTAAAGAAGAAACAGCCTAAATGGTATTTTGATGCACTTAAACAAGCTAAAACTCCTGGAGAAAGAAGAACGTTAAGAAGTAAAACTTTTCAAGGTATTGCAGAAGCAATGGCTAAACAATGGACTGTAGATGTATAAGACAAGTTGGTCAGATAACCACCTTAAACAACTAAAAGACATAACTAACCATAAAGTAGTATACGATGGTTATGAGTTTGTATGGATGTCCAAATTAGATGGTAATTGGAATAGACACTATGTAGCTAACTTTACTAACTATAACAAACCTATGTCTTGGATACACGTAAACGTCTATAAGTGGAATAAAGAATATAAGAACAGATATTCACAGTACCTAGAAGATATGAGAAGAAGTCTAGAGATAGATATCCGTATAAAGGAGATAAGTAGAGTAGCTAATATAAAGACTAAACAAAAGATACAAGAAATACTAAACCTAAAGCCAGATATAAACAATAAAGATATATCAGACATACTAGGAGTAACAATAAGAACAGTAGAAAGACACAGAAAATGAAAAGTGTCGCATGTTTTGTAAAAGTAGCGACAACTTTTTTTTGACAAGTGTTGTAAATCAGTACTTTACAAAATGGAAAATCAACCCTATAGTAAACTACTTTTTTCTATTTTTTCAGATTCGAATATCCAGTTTTTATTGAAAAGATATTTGGTTGAATTCATAACATTGGGCATCTTACTTCCCATAAAAGAGGATTTACGTCTATTTTAAGCTATCCTAATAAATAACTAGTATATTGATATTATTTTGGTATAAAAGTGTCTTAAACGTCTTAATTTGGCTGGTTTACCCCACATTACCCTACTATATTTAATCCTCAATAACTTACAAAATTATTGCATAAAAAAAAGCTACTAAAAAAGTAGCTTAATTTATATTGATATGTTAGTATTTATTCATCTATTGGACCCCATCCAATTACCTCGACAAAACCCCGTTCTAAACTATTGAATAGTTGTTTATAGATTTTTGTACGCTTTGGATATTTGCAGTCTCTTATCCCTGCAGTATGTTTTGTCCCTCCTTCTTTGTAATAAAAATAAAATTGTGTTTTCATGGTTTTATATTTCAATAGTTAATTTGTTCAATTTTGGTTTAATTATTTCAACTAATTTAAAAGTATTGTATCTACTTCTAAAACGAATTAAGTCATTAGTTAAAACGAACTCTTTTATTTTATTATTTTCTACATTAAAACAGATGAATGTTTTTTTAGTCTTGCTAAGTTTTAATAATAGTGTTAAACTTATTTTATAATTGTTTGTCATGATGTTATTTTTTAGTGAAATATTAAACCTACTTTGTTTGTTTTGTTGTACCACTTTGTACTATACAAATCTATTTTAGATGCGTCAGTATAACCCTCTTTTTTTAGTTCGCTGGAACTCTTAAAAATCTTTGTGTGTCTATCTTTGTTTTTATCTATTAAATTAACTTGCTTACCACTATCGGAAAATATAAAGTCAAAGTTTATCGGGATATTTTTAAGGTCCTTTATAAACTTAATACTATTAGTATAACTATAGAATTTTACTGCTGGATTTTCTATTGCAATAGTTAACCACTTATTTAAATATTTAGGGCTGTAATAGTCCCCACTATCATGTACACGAATAAAGTCGGGCTTCTTTTTTATTATTTCCTTATTCATTAATTGTATAAAATTATCTTGTTTAGTTAGTGTATATTTTTGCTCCATAGAATTACGGACGCTTGGAAACCTTTTATAATTTCCTTTTTGAGCATAACAAAATTTTACACAACTATCGGCAAAAGGGCAAGTAATTTTTCCTAAAGCAGTTTTAAAAGCGGGTATACTAAAGTTAAAAACTTTCTTTTTTAATTCTATTCCCGTTAGTTTTATTTTTGTGTTTTGTGTTAGTAAATTCATTGTATAAAGTTTTAATTGTTAATAGCATAAGATGCACCCTTTGCGCATTCTTTTAAGATTTGATTTGCTTTTTTTAATACTTGTTTAATTGTTTTCATATTATTACTTTTTAGTTATTGTCTTGGTATTGTTCAATTATTGGCTTTACTAAATTATTCTCAAAATCATAATCGTAAATAGTTTGCTCAATATCTAAATTATATTTTTGCAATAGTTTTTCGATTTTTGCATAAGCCCCAGTGTCATTTAATATGTTGCTAATTTCTAGTATTAATACGTCTTTTCTCATTTTGTTTGTTTTATTATGTATTTTATTGTGTATTTCAATATGTATTTATAAACATTGATGTTGCCTTGCCATCTCCCGGACTTATTTATTTTCAATATAGATTTAATATTTTTAAAATATACTTGCATGATATTACTTGTTTAAAATATAGTTAATTAATAATTGTTTGTTGTCGCTGCTCAAGTCCGTATACAAGTACATGAATGCAGTTTGAGAATTTCCAAACCTTTTGCAGTAGTTAGAAAATTTAGCTCTCAAGTGGTCCACTAAATATTCACCGAAAGCATTTTCAATAAAATTATACTCATAGTTAAAAGAATACATTATCACTTTATCAACTGCTACAAAATCTAGTATTGTTTTACTTTTTTTCATGATATTAATTTTTTATAGGTTATTATATTTATTATGAATTTCGTTTGCTTCTTTCATCCCCTTAGAAAATTGATTAATTGACAAGGTATAAAGGACATCATTTAAATCAATATACTGCTCTAGTGTTAGCCCTAAATTAAGTTTTTTTACTTGCTCGAAAGCTAAAGTTAAATTTGATTTTTCTGTTTTTGTTTCTTTTAAGTTACTCATTTTCAGTATTTTAAGTGTTTTTTAATGTAGGTAAACTTTTTACCCTTGAGCAAATGTAATATTTTATAATGAATAAACAACAAAAAAAATTAAAAAATGTTACAAAAATTGATGTTTTTTTGCGCTTGAGGTATTTTATAAAATATAGCTTTGTAAGGTATAAAAGCACATGCACACATGAATACAAAAAATATTTTAATCTACCAAATTATTTTCTTATTTATAATGAGTCAAAATAATATGTGCAATGATTATAAAGAGCCCCTCTTGTTAAACAAAGCCCCTCTTGTTAAACAGATATAATTATCTACTTACATTAACAATAGCCCCTCATATTAAACAAAGCCCCTCATATTAAACAGAAATAAAAAGCCACTCGTTAAAGTGGCTTAATTTATTTTAAAATTCTATCTCGGGTAATCTCATATCTTATTTATTTAGTTCGTTAGTTACTACAAAGTATGAGGATAATTCTTCTTCTTGGTCATCTTGTGTTCCATCTTCGTAATATATTACTGGAAATGTTTGATATAAAAATTCCCAACCATCCTCATAATCTTCAAATGATTTTTGTGGGAAACAATGGTTTCCGAATTCGTCTTCTATTATCCAATTCATATTATAAAGTTATATTAATTATTCTTAATTGTTTTTTTAATGTATCAGTCAATAAAAATCTACTATCTCTACCGAACTTTTTACGATGTCTAGTTAAATCATTTGTAAGTATCATCTTATCAATCTTATTGTCTTTAGTTGTGTACACTATAAATTCTTTTTTAGTAGTGTAAATCTGTACTGCTTTCAAAATGTTTATGTTCATATTATATTGTTTAAAATGGTAGGTTAATATCTATTTTTCTATACTCTTCGCCATCATTAAATTCTGTGATGGTTTTGTAGTTCGTGTCAAAATCTTCATTGTGTGCCTCAATAACTTGTTTTATTTCTTCGTAATTAAATTCGTATGTCGCTGATGCGTCATCAGTTTCCGAGTAAACAAACACTATTGGCTCACTTAATAATTCTTCTATCATCATGTTATTTAATTTTAAAGTTTTTAATAAATTCTACTACTGCATCGTATGTATGCTCAATCTTTTTATCAAATGATATGTCAGCAATATTGTTAACTATCTCTTTTTGATTATCAGTAATTCTTGTGCCATATTGTAATATGTCAACATCATACCTTTCATCACTTTCAATCTTCTCAACTACGGGCATTAGCCAGTCCCAAGATATATGATATTCTAATAACAAAAAGTGAGATGATTTTCTTTCTCCTTTTTTAGTTAGATGCTCGAAATAGCATCCGTCTGGAGTTTCTAATCCCATAAATTCTGCTATCAATCTGTTATTATCTATTGTACTCATATCTTATTTAGTCTACTATAATTATTGCTTCTGTTTTATTTATACTATCTACTTCAATCGATGAAATATTAAAGTTATCTTCTAGGTGTTCACTCCACAAAATTACATCTAAATCTTTAGGTAGCTTTTGCAGTTCGTTTATTAATTGACTTACTTTCATATCTTATTTATTTAATTGTTCTCTGTACTTATATTTATATTGTTTTTATTTTTGTAGATAGTTTTCTAATAATTCGATTGCAAATTCATCCATTAAAGTTTCTTCGTTATTAGTTAATGCACTGCATCCGATAGCTGAAATATACAAAGCGTTTTCATTACAATCATTTACACCACATATTTTTGCATTAATCAAATAAATATTTGTATAGCCATTAATTGTATGGTATAATTTATAGGTTAAATATACTCCGTTTTCGCTTTGTAAGTTTACTTTAATTTGTTCTTTCATATTATTGTTTTAAGTTATTATTATTTGTTTCTGAAGCAAATATAACTCTTTTTTTTAATTACACAACAAAAAATATAAAAAACTTTGCAATTTAACTTTTTTTATGATTTGATACCTTTTGATACTATTCTAGATTTGTAGCATAACTTAATAAAGGAACACATGCATACGTCTACAACAATATTTTCACATAACAAAATAAATCTACTATTATTTTTTAGTATAACCAGCAATTAATTGAAGCCCCTCATATTAAACATAGCCCATCATATTAAACAGAGAAAGGAGCAACAAAATCAATTGTTACCCCTTCATAATAAACGCACCCCTTTATATTAAACGCTCTATCTTATTGTGTAGATTCCTTTGTTCTTACTTGTAGCTAATCTCATCAAGGCATATCTTATAGCATCACAGAAGTGATTAAACTTATCGATTGGTCTTACACCTTTCTCGTGCCATACATAGTTATTAAACTCCTTTATAACACCTTTACTTCTAGGGTCTACTATTATCTCATAGTCCTGCATAAGTGCTATACCAGATAGTATACTACCACTTTTCTTTACAGCAGGTTGTATGTTCAATCCTTTCTTCTTTAGCTCCTTTATAAGTCTAGGTTCAGATGAGTCACAAACTATCAAGTCTAAGCCACATTCAGCTCTATTCATATTTGCTATATCTGAAGTAGAAAGTCCTGTTTTACCATAAATCTCCTTTACATAGACTCTATTGTTAAAATCATCTACAGATATCTTTACAAGTGTTGTAGGGTCTTCAGAGAACCCAAAATCCTGTCCATAAATGGTCTTTTCTGTCTGTATGTAGTCTCCAACTTTCCAATTTCTTATAATTGTTCCTTCTGCCTTAGCTAACCATCCTCCTAGTATCTGGTGTTGGTATTTATCTGGTCTTTTAGCTTTCATATCTAGTATTCTAGCCATAAAGGAATCCGATAGGTTATCTTTATTATCTTTATAGGTTGTATGGATGTAAGTTGTGTCTCCTTTAGTTCCATTGTAACCATCATCAACAATATTACCTAAAAAGAACCTTTGGTATATCCAATGCTCCTTTGTAGTTGGGTTTAGTATCAAAATAACCCTGTTTTGCTTGTTTAGAGACCTTATAGAGAAGTCTATCTTGTCAAATGTACCTTCATCATCAAGTTCCTCTGCTTCATCGACTACAAACGTTGTAATTCCGTTTAAAGACTTGAGTGCAGCTGTCTGATTACCACTAGATGTCCTTATACCCTTAAATATAATGGAAGAACCTGTCTGTAGGTTAGTTATCTCATCCTTAGTTATCCTAAAGTGAGCATTTACTCCCATCATATCAATTTTCTCTACAAATTCTGGTATAATAGATGTATTGGCTGATGCCATTGTATAACGAGTAAACAATATCTTGTGTCCACTTTCGTATGTAAGGTTTAGTAGGAATACGTTTATACCAAAAGACTTACCGCTACCCCTACCTCCAGTAATAACATTATATCTTGTCTTACTTTTAAATAAAGGTATGTACTTATCGTGTAAGTTTATGCTATTCTTCATCTTCTGGTGTTACATCTATAATATCTTCTTGTGTAGGAGGTTGGTGTCCATAGAAATTTATGACAGGTGTTGCTGATTTCTGTGTAGCATTACCAAACCCATCTTTAGGTTTCCCATAGACATACTCTAGTAATAGTTTTCTATCGTTATGGTTTTTCTTAGCCTCTTCTGCTAGACTCATCCAGAAGTCTTGTTCAGAACCAAACACCTTTTTAATGGCTTTGACTCCGAACTCCTTCATCCTTTCTCTCTTAGCTTTGTTTATAGCTGCTGTAGTAGGTTTAACAACATCTAACTGACCTTTCTTCCTTTTGTTATACTTCCTACCATCAGTAGGTTTAATCTCATTTGATTTAGCCATAAGTTTAATCTTAATACTATAACGATATGTTTAGGTTTTGTTTACCAGCACATTCCATCCATTGATGTACTGCTCTGTATTACCTCACATCTATCTTTTGATTTCCAAGCCCAAGATTTCATCCTTAACGTCATCATCTCATACATTTCATCCATTCTATCCTCTGGAATAACATCTGCTAACTCGTGTATCTTATTTCTTTCTATTGGATTATTTCTCCTGTCTATCTTTTCATTTATTAACCTAACCCTTTCAGACTTCTTGCTCTCTATTCTTAGTCTGTCTTTTTTCTTATCATCAAAGAATAAGTCATAGACATTCCTAAACTTTACAAAGCTTTCATAGTAAACATCTATCTTTCTTAATGCGTGGAATATAGATGACCTATTTCTTTTTACTCCTATATCTCCAAACCATTCAGATATCATCCTATCGTTCATTCCGTTTATATCACACATTACCTTATAGAATAAAGCTCTTAGGTATGCTTGTTCTTGATATCTTGATGTGCTTGTTAAATCTAATCCTGTTGTTTCTACAAATTTATCAGCTAATTGTTTAGCTGCTTCTACATTGTATGTTCTACGTTTTGTCATTGTTATCTCTGTTTTGTATTTTTTCGTATTCTTTCCATATTTTAATATAAGCCTCTGTAAGCGACAATAACTCTGGATATGTATGCTTCCTATGTCCTAGCTCTATTGATACTCTCCAGCTACCTTCAAATGCCTCTGGGTATATTACATACCCTTTTTTAAAGCAATGACTCTGAGCCTCGTTGTTTGTCTTGTAATAATTAAATGAAGTCTTCTTCTTCTTCGCCATAGTTATATCCCATTTCCTCCATACTACCTTTAAAGTTTAACGCTCTAAGTAATCCGTCACACTCCTCATAAGACTCATCTTCTTCTGCTTTCTTAATCCAAAGCCTTAGGTCTGCTCTAGTATAACCTATAAATAGTAAGTCAAGTCCTAGTTCATAGAAGTGGTCAGACACATCCTTGTTAAATGGCATACTACAATTCTCCGTAAAATGTATACTGTTCTAAATCGTAGTCACTCATAATATAATTCTTATAAGCGTCTGTAGCCACCTGTAGCTTCTGTAGTCCACTATCTACAAATCCTGCTGTAATAGTATAGACTCCAACATCTAACGTTCTCTTGTCTACTACTAGGAATATAAAGTCATCTGCATCAAACAAGTCTAGATACAAAGCAGCCTGTAAGTCATAACTATATTTCTTAGCTGAGTACTCAAAGTCTTGTATGTTAGCTGTAGTCTTTAAGTCTATGATAGTTGTTCCTTTCTTTGCATCTGCCTTACCTCTAAATGGTAATCCCATAAACTCTCCTATTGCAGGTATCTCAAACTCACATCCACTTAGTAAAGCAGCAGCTTCTTCATTAGCCAATACAGCTTCAGCTATCTTCTGTGCCTTGTTAAGTTCTAGATTGGTATAAACCAAATCTTTACCTAACTCTTCTGCTGTTAACTTAAAACTCTTACTGGCTTTAGTTCCATCTACAAATGTAAACTCATCAAGTCTATGTGGTTCTAGTACACATAAGTGTGTTAGTCTACCATCTCTAAGTGCTTGACTGTCTGGAGAACCTTCAGTGAGTGATGTTGCGTATGCTTTAGGAGACTCTATTAATTTCTTGCAGGAAGAAGATGATAATGCGTGTTGACCTAAGTAGCCATAGTAAAAAGAATCATCATACATCTTAGGTATAATATCAGAGACTTTGAACTCATCTCCGTTTAGCAGTTTTATATTTTTCATAATGTTGTATTTAAATGAACTGCAATATAGTAATATTATTTGTTAAATCAAATAAACTTTATCTTTTTTACAATTAGATGTTCTAGTGAGTTTAGTGGAGGTGTCCATCCTTTAGCATTGTTATCTCCTCCAAAGCTGTTACCTTTAACCTTAACATCATTGTTTCTTAGATGATTAAGTAGGTCCAGTCTTTTAAATACATAAGCAGTTTCTACACCTTCTAGGCTCTTTAGTATGTAAACGTAGTACGTTGCCTTAGATGCAATGATACCACTATCTTCTCCCTTCTTTGTATTCTGGAACTCTATGTATAAGTTTACAGGTCTTGAGTATCTATCAGCATAGTAGTAACCTTTAGAGTCATACTTAACCTCGTAAGTAACCTCGTTACCTTTGTAGTTAGCTTTTATATCCCAATCATAAAACTTTTTGTTTGGTGCTTTCTCTATGTCTGTATGTGTCTTAGACAATTCGTTAAGCCATAAACTCTCTCCTATATTACCTCTTAAAAAACTCATATCTATTTGTATGTAGAGTAAACTGATTTCAATGGATTAAGAACCTTTCCTTTAAATGCACAAGAGGTACATCCTGTTATCCTTATACTAAATATTCTTTGTGCTATAGGTAGTAACTCTTTCTGTGCGTGTTTATTGTATATCGTTTGGTTAGTGTCAAAGTACTTAGCTAAAGTGTTAAACTCATCTTCAGTTAAACATTTAACATTCCTGTACTTAAATACTTTATTCAGCTTATCTTGTCTCTCATCACAACCACAGTCTTCTCCAGCAATAAACTTAACAACCTTCTTGATGCCTGTAGCTTTTGTTATCTTGGCTACAGTATCTCCAAGTCCTTTAGACTTATTCTCATTGTCTTTATCAAACTTAGCTTTCCATTCCTTGTAAGCTTTAGTTCTTTTATCTCCTTTAAATTCTTCCATGTTTATAATAATTTGTCGTAGTCTCCGTTAAAGTAATCTTGAGCATCTTCATCAAACTTTTCTCTTAGTCTTCTCTTGCAGTTCTTAGATGTGTTGTATAGTGAAGTTAGGCTTATGCCTTTGTACTGATTACCATTCTCATCTATAAACTTGCTTTCTTTTTCTAGACCTCTTAGAGATATATCTGTCTTGTAGTAAATGTCCGTAAACATTATATCGTACCTATGCCATTGCTTTATCTCCTTGTCGATACTATCCATTAAGTTCTGGAAGGCATAGTTTTCTTTAATGTCAAAAGCTTCTAAAACTTGGTAAGAGTAAACAACCTCATCATACTCAACGAGAGGCTGCTTACTTTTTACCCTCTTATAATCAATACAAACACTAAACAAAGTACTGTAGAAGTAACCGAATCGTATTCCGTTATCTTCGTTTAAAATCTTATTAACGTCTTTTAAAGACCTGTGTATTTTTAAATATGCTTCTTGTACTAAATCCTCAGCAAACATATTAGAGCCTACAAACTTAACAGCCAATCCAACCCACTTTTTGTGGCTCTTGTAAAGCTCTGCTAATAACTCATTCTTAGTCATACATAAATATATAACAAAATAAAAATATAATAACTAAAAGTTATTAACAATTACAACTTCTATTCTACCATTACCTTTGTCGTATTCTGTAGGTAGTAGTGTCTCTATTTTAACAAAGTCATCATTGTCATCTTCCCAGCAACCATAGTGTGTTATGGCATCCAATAGAAATTTAGATACAACAGCTATCGCATTCATTTTATCTCTTCTCCTTTTATCTGGGCTAAATAACTGGTAAGTTATATTAACAGGTGTGTCTATCTTAACGCCTTCTAGCTGGTCTCTCATAACCTCAAAGAATACTTTTTTAGCATTACCTTTAACCATATAATGCAAGTGAATAAACTTATTCATATTAAGCCAAACATTGAGATTCTTCTTCTTCTTTCTAGGTACTACTACATACATAGGTACTATAAGTTTTAGTTCGCTCAAAACGATAAAGAATCTAGATATTCAGTATTTACTACTTCTGGCAAACCTGCTTGGTTAACCTTAAAACTAAAGTCATCAAAGGAAAAGCTTCTACTTCTTTTACAGCTAACAGTAACCCATCCTTTGTTCTGCGTGTTCTTCTCTAGTTGTATCTGTGTCTCCGTCTTCTTCTCAAGGAAAGAACCTAAGTGACCTGTAGGCTTAGTTGACCCAAAGTTACTATGTATAACTGTAATGATATGGCAGTTATGCTCTGCTGTCCATCTCATAATCCTTTGTACTATCTCAGAAGACTCTGTAATATTATTTACATCCGAAACTAAATCAGCAATTCCATCAATGACAACTAATCCAATATTCTTAGACTGTAGCTTATCAGTTAGTATGTATTCTATAAAATCTATTCTTTCTGTATAAGACATCTTTCTTAAAGCATAAGTGTGATAGTCATCATCAATCTCTCCTGCATTCATATCTACAGGTCTTCTAAACACCTTTTGTGCGTGATACCTGCCTTGCTCCGTATCAAAGTGTATAACCCTTCTCTTATCCCTTAATCCTTTTATGTGTCCACTAAACTTGTTACTGCCTTTTAGGTATGTACTTACTAGTAAACTTACAAAGTAGGTCTTCATACTTTTAGGAGGTGCTTGTATAAAGCTAAAGTTGCCATAAGTGGCTAAAGGTATTGTATAAGTCTTATCTCCCTTTAAAGTGGTTAGGTTAGCTTCTCCACAGGATATAGCTATTGGAGGTTCTTTTATCTCTTCAGATATGTCTACATAAGCATCTTCCTCTAGTAGAGCCATCAACATTCTTTGTTCTTCTTTTTCTTCTATACTCATATTGATTTGTTTGTTTATCTGTTTGATGCGTCTAGACAACTAAAGCAACAGTATTGTTTGCCAAGCTGTATCTCTATACCACATTCCATACATTCACTATTGTCTTCTAAAGACTCATAGTAGTTGTTTAATTCTTCGTCAAATGCTTCCATAGTGTTGTAATAAAAAAGGGGAAGCTTTTACACCTCCCCAATAAATTAAAATGGCAAATCGTTTGATACAGTTGTCTGTGTTGATTTAACATTGTTCTCCTTGGATTGGAAAACTGCTTTAGTACAATTTCCATCTGTCCATACCACTTGACCATTACCTAAATAGTCTTTAGCTTTCTTAGCTTCTCTCTCCTCTTTAGTTTGAGAATCAAATACTGAAACGTTCTGACCATACTGATTGGTATCGTCATTTACCGATAGTGTAAAGTTGTAATAATTACCTGCTTTACCTTTTACGATTTTTTGTTTAGGCAACTTGTCTAAGTTGATACTAACATTAATTAATGCACTCATATTATAATTGTTTAAATTTGTGTCTAAAAGAATCCGTAGACACATCGGATATTTATTTTAATAAAGCCTCTGCGACTTTCTTACTAATCTTATACTTGGTTCTAAGGGTATCTATATCTCCACCTTCCTTTAACCATTTCTGTGCTTTAGGGAACTCTGGTGTACCTTCGTTTAACCATTTAGTTGGTTCTGCTGACTTAGCACCTTTGCCGTGTGTATTTGTAGCATCAGCATCTTTAGTGTCGTCTATTAAGAACATTCCATTTAACGCATACTTTCTTGCATAAGATGAACTACTACCAAATGATTGTGCTATGTCCATTCCTTTTCTATTAGGGTCTATACCTGCCTGTGCTTGTACACTAACCTTTGCATCCATATCTCCTAATGTAACTGTTGCTTCTGCAAACAATATACCTCCTAGTTCTTTTATCTCATCAGAGATAGTTAAAGCTAAAGCATACTTACTTAGTAATGGCTTAACTGCCTCTAGTATGTCTTCACAGCTTCTGTAGTTGTACTTACCAAAATTATTCCTTTGGTTCTTTGGTGCTTTCAATTCTTTTTGAATTGCGATTAACTTGTCGTTAAAATCTAAATCTTTTTTACTCATCTTTATTATTGTTTAATTTACTAATTTCTAAATACTTTCTAATCCAATATCTTAATTCAGACTTGGTCTTTTTAATCACAACTATCAAATGCACTATCGATGCAATAAGTAATAGTAATGTTAATAATACTAGTATCATAACGACCTTAATATTATTTCTTTATAACCATCTGGCAGTTCGTCTGCCTCACAAAGTTCTATAACTAGTTCTTTAAGTTGGTCTTTCTCTATTGTTAATCTTCCTGTTAAAGCTTCTAAAGCTTTGATTCTTTGATTTAGGTAATCTATTGTATCGCTCATTATAATTGTTTTATGGTGCAATCTACAATTAATATTTTAATCCACCAAATTTATATTAATATTTCTCTTGTTAGCGTGTAGATAGTCTTTCTCTTTCCTAACCTTAAACTCTACACATACCCTAGTAAGGTTAGTATCTTCCTTTAACATATCCCACATCATATCATCTATAGCTATCCAACCTACCTTTGGTTCTCTACTGATAGCTGAATTTAATCTTTCTAATTCCCTGTCTACATCTCTTAGGTAATTACTTACATTCTTATTATCTGTAAACTCTAGTAATAAGTTTATAGTTTTGTTTCGTATTTCTTCTATTGATTTTGAGTAGTCCATAGTTATCTTCTGTTTTGCTCTTTACCATCTAACCATCCTGTTATTGGGTTTACATTTTCTTCCCAAAACCTATAGTCTCCATAAGTAAAGTGGTTTGTTCTTTCTCTATCTTCTTGAAATAATTCTTTAGTTTTACCCATTTCTTAAATCTATTAGTATTAAATTTCTCTTCATTGTGTCTGGCATCTTTCTTAGATACCTGTTGTAGTACCAATACAATGCATCTTCTTTGTTTGTATAGAAGCAAGAATAGTCGTGTAAGTTACCATCATCATCTGGTGCTTTATAAATCCAATTCTTAACTTCGTTAAATCTTCGTAATGTAATCATGTATGTTTATGTTTTAAACAAAGCTAATAAACATAATCTAGACTACCAAAAAATAAGTAATGTATTTTTACCAAATAGCAAAGTAAGCAGGTTGTAAACTATCCGTGTCAAAGTATAAGGTATCCTCGCTAACAGCTATTCTTTCTATACCACACTCTATAAGTCCTTTAATAAGCCTCATTCTCTTCTTTGTAGATAAGACTCTAATCCTTATTCCTAAACCAACCCTATGTGCATTCTTTGATGGCAGGAACATTTTATCAGCTACAGGTTTTGAAGTATACCCTAATATAATGTCTGGTCTTATTCTATACATCTTACAAACAACGTCTAAAATGTATACAGGCTCTCTTTCCATAAATAAATAACCAGAACCTTCAGAATCTGGAGAATCAAACATAGACCATCTTAAATGTGTTAAACCTTCTGTATCTCTCTCATTATCCATAAGTTATGCTTTATTTATATCAAATATATCATAAATAAATAACATAATTGTTAATTGTTATTAACAGATAGGTATTGACTTTCTAATTTTTTTAATATAACTTCGTCTTCATAAAATGAAATACTTCTCCTTTTAACCATATCTTATCGTAGCCTCCCAAAAGGCGAAGATAAAGATATTATCTTTAAGTATTAAGATTTAAGTATGTAAAGAAAACATTATAGTTATACCAATACAGGATAACTATGTTCTAAATTTAGGGAATAAATATTCGTAGATGAATATCTTGTTTTTAGTCTTTTATTTGTGTATGTTATTTTAATTTAATATGTTTGCTGTATAATTAACTCTAACTTGAAAGTATAACAAATGAAACGATTTAATAATTAATAAAGTAAATAAAAATGAAATACACATTATCTTTTTATGCAAAAGAAAACCAACCTTATTTGAAGAAACCAAAATGGTTTGAGTTTTGGAAGAGTAGTAAGTTAGTTGATAATTATATATGGGTTAGAAAAATATCTAATATAGATGCAGTAAGTGATGAAGAAGTATTAAAGATTTTTGATAATGAAATGTTTAAGGATGTATTGAGGCAAACACACAACGAGCCAAACCATTTACAGCTTGAAATAAACGGAGATAAAAACACTAATTATATAAAAAATAGTGAGTTTTAGTTTTGTTTGTTATACATTGTTGTAACACGTTTTAATGTGATTACAACGAATTAGAATATGAATAGTAAAATTACGACTTATGAAAACCGAAAATAACTTTATACAATGGAAAGGAACAGATTTATGTATGGACTTTCATTGTGAATGTGGAACTCACAACCATTATGATGGCTACTTTGCTTAT